AACTTTCTTCAGCGGCATGATGGTTCTTCCACGAATTACCCGGCAGCAGAGTTCAGCACTCGATGAACTTTTCATGATAAACCTCTAATCTATTCATACTCTTCTGTTCAATAAATTAATCTGCAGAATTGTGAATCTGACCTCAGCGCACACGTTGTGCAGATTTCAATTGGCCCGTCTGGACTGCATTTTTTCATATCCGTAAATATAGCGGATTTATGAAAATAATCTGATACACCCTCTGCAGGGTTAAAAAGTGACTCCGGGGTATGAGTCGGGTTATCAGAGTGAGGATGAGTGGCGTTTTTTACAGGGAAAATGGTGGGTATGAGAGTGTGAGGTTAATCAGGGAAAGGGTGAGGTGAACCTGTAACCGAGGTTACCGGGAACTGCGCCTGCTTGCCGGTCAGGCGCTGAGAAATCAGGCCGATAAAAAAGCCGGTGCGCCGGTGCTTGAAAACGTGCAACTGGACGCGGTACTGGCCGCTGCAGATGCAGGCTGCTTTGCTACCTACATTACGAAACAGGGCGGCGTACTGGTTCCGCGCAAGCATCACATAGTCAGAACAGCCTATGAACTTAACGACGAGCCGACCCCATACGGAGATCACGGCACCCGCATTTATGGCATCTGGTCCCCGTTAGTGGCGGGCCGTATCTGCACGCATGCAACAAAGTGGAAGATGGTCCGTAAGGCCGTTGACGTTCAGGAGGCGACAGCCGACCAGGGCGCTAGCGCCCCTTGGACTCGTGGCAATAACTGTCCCCCTGATGAAAAACTGAACTCTTCAGGGGGCAATCCGGTACTGTTGAACCTATAGAACCGGGTGAAACGCCTCTTTATGGCCCGGCAGACTTCGACAATATGACCAGAAAACAGCGCCGGGATCTGCTGGCGCGTCTCCGGGTAGTGAAACCGCGTCAGAAAAAGGGTTACAAGCAGCAAATTGATGACGATCAGCGGGCGCTTCTGGTAGCGGAGTTGAAGGTAAGAGGATTTACAGGTGAGGAAATGGAAATAAACCTGCTTCTGGCCGGTGGCAGTCTCAATTCAGGCGCGGGTATGAGAATTTTTCACCGGAACGGGCGGATGCAGGAAGACGATAAGTGGCGTCAATGGATCTGAACTTATAAAGCTGGCATAAGCGAAGCCGCTAACGGCAGGTAGTAAACGCTTTATCCAATCAAAATAACAGCTTGGAATCACTGGAAATCGCAGTTTTCATTTTCAGATTAGGACCGATTGAAGGAAAAAACATTTCACATTTCTTAACGCATCTACTACTGTATGGTTATACAGTCTTTAGAGTAAAGGGAGGGTTAGATGGACACTCAAGATTTGGCACCGATAAACCGTAAGATGGCTTGCGTTTAGTTCATTGCAGAGGTGTCACTTATAGCGAATTGCAAGCCATCCGATATGAAATTAGCAATGAGTATCATTGCAGAGCTAGCACATTCAAGCTGTGAGAATGTCCCTGAAGATGAATTTTTTTACGCAGCCGAATAACTGAGGGATCGTTATGCGTATTGAAATCATGATTAATAAACAACAAAAAATCAGTCAGGACATTCTTGCTGCACTTGAGGCTGAGCTTTACAGAAATTTCCGGCCGGTTTACCCCGATACTACTATTCGCATTCGGGAAGGTAGCGCCAGCGGCGTTAAGTTGAGCGGAGTCAGGCAGGACGATGACAAAAAGAATGTTATGGATATTCTGCAGGCAGTATGGGAAGACGACAGCTGGCAGTATCAACACTGATAACGTTGCTGGCGTCAAAATTCACTTTTGGCGCTGGCAAAGTTGAACAACGAGCATTGCGAGGCGTTAGGCGATGGCCGGAAGCGATTGAAATTATCAGGCAGTTTACCGGGGCGAAAGCCTGAATGATTATGCGCCTGGCGGATTAGTTTTCTTTCAGCGGCCAAAAGAGAACGGCGGCGGTTCCTGGTTAGGCCACTTAAGTTTACAGGCGCATAGTTGCGTTGCTTTTTAATATCTTGACCATACCGTTATCAAAGATTTAATTTTCAAAAATGATGATTAGCACTATCTAGATGCTCTTATTCAGCGCTTGCAGCACGCCAGCAAGATTTATCAAAAATTTAAACTGTATGCGTAAATTGTCGGATTAAAAAGCCAATAAGGATCAAACATGCGGGAACGAGAACGATTCACCGCAGAAGTGATAATACATTCAACCCTATTGCTAGTATGCAAATTATGATAAAAAATGGATCTTTTGACGTCAAGAATTCGACAGAGGATGTTTTAATGAATCAAATTAAATCAATGAATATCAACAAGTTACTTTTGGATGTAGACAACTCTCGCTTTCCTGTATCAGCTGAAAACCAACGCGACGCTATAGCTAAAATGCTAGATTTGCAGTACGACCGCATCTACCGCTTGGCCAAGGATATCGTTGCAAAAGGCTTGGACCCGTCTGAGAATGTTTTGGTATATCCTAGTGAAGATGAAGATGGTTTTTATGTGGTAGCAGAAGGAAATCGACGAGTTACTGCACTCAAGTTGTTGTTATCCCCTAAACTCGCCCCTAATGAAAGAGCAAGAAAGGCTTTTGAAAAGCTCAAAATCACTCAATCCAAAGATATAAAGATCATTGATAATTGCGTAGTTTTTGATAATGACGATTACGAACATTGGGTGAATTTAAAGCATACCGGCCAAAATGGAGGAGTAGGAAGGGTCGAGTGGACGGCACCAGAAAAAGCCAGACATATGGCTAGAAATGGTAAACAATCATTTGGTAATCAACTATTCACCTTTTTAGAATTAAACTCTAATTATTTCAAAGAAATATTAGAGAAAAAGAAATTACTAAGAATAACAAATATAACTCGCCTTTTTGGCGATCTAAAGGTTCGTGATTACTTTAATTTAAAAAGCATTGATGGCATATTATATTGCTTTCAACCTTATCAGCGATTTCAGTCTCAACTTAAAAATATTTTGGCAGTAATGATTGAAGAGGATGAAAAGGGGAAACCTTGCTTCACAGTAAATAGAATTCGAAGTCAAGATGATAGGGTCAATTTTATTATTGAGCAAAGTATCAAATCATCTGAAATGGTTTTAAATAAACCGTGGAGTTTACTTGAATCGAATCCGGAGCTTTTAACTCAACCAGTTAATGAAGATTTTGAAGATGAGAGTCCTGCAGATGTAGATGATATCAAAGAAAGCAGGGATAGCTCTTCTGAAAATCAAGAAAAAAAGAATGATGATTATTCTAAAGATAAAGATAAATCAGATTCTGAATTTGAAGGTGATGGAGAAGATAAGAAAAAAGGAAAGAATAAAGCCACTCCAAAAATTGATCGAAACAACCTAATACCGTCCTATGTTAAGCTTAATTTTAGAGGACATAAAAAGTGTTCTCGTATATTTAGTGAATTAAAAAGTCATTTGACATTTGACTCTACTCCAAACGCAATATCTATATTATTACGTATATTCATTGACCTTTCTGTAAGTACTTTTATAGAAGATAATCAGATTGGTCAGAAAGATGCAAATAGAAATCCGGGCCTGCACGACAAAGTTATAATGTGCGCTCACTATCTTCGTGATAGAAAAAAAATGACAGGTAGTCAATGTACAGCTGTGATAACTCATTCAAGCCAAATAACTAAACATAATGGCTCTTTGCAACAATATGTCCATAATCCTCATCTGATTTTGTCAAAAGAGGCTGTTAATACTGAATGGGATAATTTTGAAGTTTTGATCAGCCTGATCTGGGGCGATTGAAATTAAGACAAACATAGACATGGATGTCTATTTTTTGATATGATATGGGATCAAGCTCGAGAGGTAAATATGAAATTTTATACCCCACTAAGATATCCCGGCGGAAAAGGAAAGTTATCTTATTTTTTAAAAGATGTCATTGAGCAAAATCGGTTAAACGATGGAGCTTATGCTGAACCATATGCTGGAGGTGCCGGGGTAGCCTTAGAATTGTTATTAGAAGAATATGTCCGTAAGATTTATATTAATGATGCTGACTTTGCGGTCTATTCTTTTTGGTCATCAGTGGTTGATGATACTGAAAATCTTTGCAAGTTGATTAGCACAGCCAAAATTAATATGGAAGAATGGTGCTTTCATCGTCATGTTATTTCTAATCCTTCAGAGTTCTCAAAACTTGAAGTTGGTTTTTCTGCATTCTTCTTAAATAGGACTAATCGTTCTGGTATTTTAAAAGCAGGGGTAATAGGTGGAAAAGCGCAAGATGGGAAATGGAAGATGGATGTGCGCTTTAATCGTGAAGATTTAATAACAAGAATCGAAAGTATAGCAAATTATAATCAGAGGATTGTTGTTACTAATTTGGATGCCATAGATTTCCTTGAGGGTTTGAATTTCATGGATAGCCTTGGCAAGGCCGATAAAAATAAAATTCTTTTATATTTAGACCCTCCCTATTATGTTAAAGGTCAAGGGTTATATCGTAATTTTTATGATCACGATGATCATGTGCTCGTCATGAAGAAACTTGAGGAAATAAACTTCCCGAATTGGCTTGTTTCTTACGACAATGCAGAAGAAATCAAGAATATTTATAGCAACTTTCCGCGAGTTGAATATTCCTTACAATATACTGCGCAACAAAAAAAATCCGGAGAAGAAGTCATGATTTTTTCCCCAAAAATTTCAGTACCTGACACTCTTAAAGGGGTTTCAGTGCCATTATCAGCTTGAGTAAAACAAACTGCGTCTGAAAAAATGTTATGTACGCAAGCTTGCAGACTGCTCTTTTAATTTTTTGTGTAATTGCGCAAGTACATGCATGAATCCGCATGATCCCTAAAGGATCCCAAGCGCCCCGGCCCGCTAGTAATGGCGGGCTTTTGCTTATGCCATGCAGCTGCATGAAAACCATTTCATAAAGTGGGCAGGCGTGGCGGGGCTACGAGCGCGCGCTGAGGGTGCTTTATATTCTATTCCCAGCTCAATACCTTAGGGTATCATTAAGCCAAACCAAAATAGTTCAGGAGCCAGCATGTCAATTAAATCAATAAAATCTCAAATTGATTACTTTCTAGCGCTATCAAATCCATTCGTAATGGCTATCAAAGGGGATTGGGGGATTGGAAAGACATTTAGCTGGAATAAATATTTAGCAGAAGCTCGAAAAGAAGATAGAATTTCCGGAGTAAAATACTCATATGTTTCTTTGTTTGGCATAAAGTCAATTGAACAATTAAAAGAGGCTATTTTTTCAAATGCTGTTTCTAATAATCACGCAGGAGAACAGCCAAGCTTACAGACCTTTCAAAATAATGCTAAAAATTTAGTTGAAAGTTTTAGCAAAAACTCTTGGAAATTCATGAAGGATGTTCCATATTTGAATTATGCGAAGCCAGCAGTAGATGCATGGTCATTCATGTCGATTTCTAGATATCTCATTTGTATTGATGATTTGGAAAGAAAGGGAACCACACTTGAAATCAAAGAGGTATTAGGATTGGTGTCATTATTAAAAGAACAAAAGGACTGTAAAGTCGTCCTTTTATTAAATGACGGCACTAATGAAGTCGAGGACTATAAAAAATATAAAGAGAAAGTGATAGACCTCGAGTTGCATTTCTCTCCTTCTCCAAAAGAAAGCGCTGAAATAGCATACGACAACTCCAAAGAATACCATTCCAGACTCGCCGAATATACTATTAAACTTGGCATAAACAATATAAGAATATTAAAAAAAATAGAAACAACGATTGATTACCTTTGGCTTAGACTCGATAAATGTGAAGAAGACTTAAAGAAACAGTTGCTCCACACTTCTGCTTTAATGGTTTGGTCCTATTTAAATCCCAACTCTGGTGCTGATGTTCCCCGATTTGAATTTATCCAATCCATGTCAAACATCCATTCAATTGGGGGAAAGGACGCCTCTGAAGAAGAGCGAGCCTGGAAAGAGATACTATTAAGCTATGAATTTACTATGAATGATGAATTTGACAACTTAATTGCAAAATTAATTAAACATGGCTACTTTGACGTTGAGCATGTCACTTCTGTTATAGAATCTGCTAATAACAATGTCATACAAGGAAAAAAAGCAAACGGCATGAAGAATGCTTGGGATATTTTCCACAATAGCTTCAAACATAATGAAGCCGAAGTTATAGACGCGTTTATTAAGGCCGTTAAGGATACAGTCCACAGTGTCACCGTAAATCAACTTGACAATATAATTGGAGTGATAAGAGATTTGGGTGAGTCGGATAAAGCATCTGAACTTATAGATTTCTTCATTGAAAAACGAAGAGGTACACCAATCATCTTTAACATACATGGCTTTGATATATACAATCCAATAAAAGATGAAGAAATTATTCAGAGGTTCGATTATTTACATCAGGAATGTAAAGGCAGAGAGGATTTTAAAGAGGTTTTAGCACGTCTTGATGGCAGTAACGGATGGAATCCTGAAGATTTAGATGTCCTTGATAAAGTAACTGAGGATGAATATTATAGTTTTTTTAAAAGTTTAGATGGCCCAGAGCTTACATCAACTATTGCAACAACCTTAAAGTTTGCTCGAATTAGCAATGCAGATGAACAGATGAATTCCATTACCACTAAAGTTAAAAGTGCTTTACATAAAATAGCTGAGGAAAGCACTTTAAATAAAATTAGGATGTCTAAATTTAACCTCTAAGTATTTACTATAAGTAGCGCCCAATGGCGCTACTATTTTAATTCAGAGTGTATTCATTAAAGCGGATTACGTCTTCCCCTAACCAGTTATTAAGCTCTTCGAAGCGTATCTGCAGCGGCATGAGTTCATTACGCACAAACACCTTGCTGGCCTTCTCTATGTCACCAAATCCTCCGGTGTTGTTCGGAATGATCCCCATCAGCTGCGGCGGCACACGATGCACGGCCAGCATGTCGTCGCGGCTCACGTTCTTGATGTTCAGAAACTCATCCTTTGCCGCCACCTCTGACAGCGGGATGATCTGGATGCCGTCCTTTTTCCCGTTCGGGCTGTACATAAACAGGTTACGGAAGTTGCCAGGGCCCTTTGCGCTTTTCATGGCACCGCGGATATTGTCCACGTCCTGCTGGCTCTGCGCCGGGTCGGTCATGTACATGATGAAGCCCGCATGGCTGCCGTTAAGGTAATACTTGCGGCGGAACAGGGTGGCGGACTCGTTCAGCAGGGCGGACGGGATGGCCGACAGATAGCCCGGCACGCCGTAAATTTCCTGATTGATATCCGGTTCCATCAGGTGAAACACGCTATCCTTCGCGAATTCATAAGGTTCCGTGCTGATCCCATAGTTTGCATACCAATACGTATCGAGGTCGAGGCCGCGCCGGGTGAACTTCGCCAGCGACGGCTCCAGCTTCAGCACGTTACCGAGGCGGCTGGTCCGCTTCTCCAGGTAGGCATTTCCAAAAATCAGATAGTCCAGCGCAAAGCGGCTGAATGCCTGCTGACTCAGTAATGGATGTGGGATAAAGGTACTCGCCAGAATGTTGCACTTCACGCTGATGGGTGAGCTGTGATGCACGGCGGCACGGAACGTGCGCGCCAGCCCGTCAACGCTCACGGGTGGTTCATACCATCGATCATTAGCTACGCATTCCACGTAGTCCAGCAGTTCACGGCGGTCCAGCACCGGGATCGGGTCGCCAAAGGTAAACGCCTCTGATGCTGCCCCGCTGGTCATGTTATCCGGCTGCGGCACGGGCTGCGTGCGGGTGCGGTTCCTGCATTTGCTCATCAATAAATCTCCACAATGTTCTGCGTGTGTGCCGCCTGTCCCTGCAGCGGCTCGTTTGCCAGCGCGTGCATGGTCGCCCAGGCTAAATCGCCGTGGCTGACTTCTTCGCTGCGGCTGGTTTCATAGGTCGGACGGTTGCCGCTGGCCGTGGTGGCCTTGCGGATAGACATGAATGACTGCGCGATGTCGAGGTGGCTGGCGTCAAACTCCAGCCGCCCGCTGGCGATGGTGTCGTAAGCCTTCAGCACCAGGGCGTTTTTCACGTTCGGGTTATAGACAAATTCTTTCACCTGCGGGAAGAAGGCTTTGACGTTCTCATACACGCCCAGCCCGACGCCGGTGGAGTCAATGCCTACACCGGCGTGATAGCCAGCTTGCTGCATATCCGAGAACCGGCAAAAAAACCAGTGGTGAAGGTGAAGCGCAGGCGACGTAAAACCACGGCAAAGAAGAAGGAACCGGAGGCGAAGCAGGGCGATTACCTGATCGGCACGGATGAAAACGTGCTGGTACTGAGCCGCACTTACGCGAACCGGGGCAATGCAGGTGGGCTGCCAAAATGCAGTGGGGACGCCTGCAGCGCCTTGCAGTGACGTTTCCATTCAGCTGGTAAAGGGACGCGCTGAGCTTTACACGGAAATGCCGGTGAAGGTCAGCGGCTTCAAGCAGCAAATTGATGCGGAGGAGTGGATAATCACGACGCTGACACATGGGCTTAGTGCCGAGAACGGATATACAACAAGTATTGAGCTTGAAGTGAAAATAGATTCACTTGAAATAGATTTGTGTTATCTCAAATTGGTTAAATTGGATAATATTAATCTCAATTGGGTTTTGGAGATGACGTTATGATGAATTGCCCTTTGTGCGGGAATGCCGCACATACCCGCAGCAGCTTTCAGGTATCAGCAACAACTAAAGAACGTTATCACCAGTGCCAGAACATCAATTGCAGCTGCAGATTTAAATCTCATGAAACGGTTTCTGAGATCATTATGAAACCGGGCAGCGTCAAACCTGTGCCGCCGCATCCGGGGAGGAATCAGCAACAAACACTTTGACTGTGAATGCTGTAGTAGCCGAACTTGCTAGTACAAAATTGGCTTTGATTAAGTACTTACTTAAATCTATGAGCTTTTAATTTGATTTGCAACTAACTTCGGGTTTCAAGTGATGGTTATTTGAAGATAATCATCTAATAAGCAGCGGCTTTTTGTATTAAGCCGCTGATTATAATTTCTTTTTTTATAGGTGATAATAATCGTCAAAATCACATCCCATTCTGATTTATCATCACCCTGGAATATGAACACCCAATGCCTCAGATAGGGAAATTAGAATTTCTCTAGATGTAGATACCATATTCGAGCTTACAATTGGTTCTGCTCCATGGACTATTGAATTCCTTAATGTTATGAGTCGCTTTATCTCATCATACAATTTTGAATCAATTTTCTCTGCTTGCAATATTATCTGAGCCAATTTTATGTTAGAAATTCTTCTTTGAGATTTAGGTGAGTAATTGTAAGAGTTAGATTGAAATGCTTGCCCATATTTCTGAAGGATATACTCTATTTGGTTGAAATTTTTCAGGAACTCCTCAAGGCTTCCTTGCTCAACATTTCTACCGATTGGGTCAAAGGTTTGCTGGAGCTTTAAACTCGCCTTTTCAATTCTTTTAGGTGCAATCACATCAAATATAAAATAAGCAATAGTTAGTAAGCTTACAATGAAGGACGATTGTGCAACGTTGATTAAAATTGTTTTAAATATGGAATTTTCTTGACCTTCAATCGATATGATAAAGTTGCAGATAAATAATGAGAAAATTGATAGTAGTGTCACAAAAAGAAGAAGCTTGAAATACCTCTCTTTTAAGCTTTCCACGGCTTCGGTTAAAGAGTCATCATCAAATTCTTCCCTGCTTAACTCATTTCTAAAAAAAATGAAACCTGTTAACGTTAATCCATATACTCCTGCTAACACTTGGGCAGATGTGGAATAAAGATATAGGATTTGGTTTTCATTGAGTATCAATATAGGATTAAAAACACCTAAAAGAACAGAGGTTAATGATAGGATGGTCAATATTAAAATTGAGATGGAAATAACTTTTTTTGGTGACACTTATAACTCTCCATGAAAGGCAATATCTATTCAACGAGTATCATTGTTTAACTTAAGTTCATAACTTGCTTTAAGTGTTTTTATAAAACTAAATATTCAACACTTCCATATGTCTTTACGCCCGTTTCAACTAAAATCGGCTGTCTATACCTCTAATAATTAAGCATCAGTATGACAGCTCGTAATGATGTAAACAAAGCTCCTTTTATCCACATAATTAGTGTTTTAGTGCGGTGCGCTATGAGGCACAGAAGGGCACTTAGGGCAAGAGGTTATGATAAAAATAAGGATGAACAAAAATCGCTGCTGCCATTTTGCTGCCAATGACGGATTCAGGAAACAAAAAAGCCACCCTAAAAGGTGGCTTAATTGCATGATTTTCATCATTAAATTTGGTGGCCCCTGCTGGGCTTGAACCAGCGACCAAGCGATTATGAGTCGCCTGCTCTAACCACTGAGCTAAGGGGCCAGCGGAGCGGGGATTATAAAGTATCTCTTCAGGGCAATCCAGCACTCAGCCACCGGTTGCTGAAATAAGCAGCAGTGATTTACCTGCTGATTTCTATAACAAATCTGGCGAACCGCGATCCCGAAGTCGCAAACAGGCACGGATAATGCTTCTCCGTGCCTTTAGTGAAACCGGACTTCAGTCGTTATGGCTGATAGCTGACTCAGCGCTGACGATAACGGGATGCTGATTGATTCCGTGAAAGGTGGGGAACCATCGTGCCACGTGCCTGATCGTAGTCGTGCCACATCTGCAGATCCTCAAGCGACGGAATGGTTACCGTCTCCTTGCTGTCGAGTCCGGCAAGCGCGGCGTCCACCATCTCATCAACGTCCATCAGCATTTCAGCCGGAATGTCATTAATAGACTGGCCTGCGCGGTCGAAAATCTCCGTACGGGTCGCACCGGGCAACACCGCCTGTACCTGCACGCCGCTCTCTGCGAGTTCACGCTGCATCGCACGCGTCAGAGTCAGTACGTAAGACTTAGTGGCGTTATAAGCGCCGTTGAACATCTCGTGCACCAGCGACAGCACCGAG